ATGAAAACAATTTAAGGAAATTTTTTATTGGTTATAGTTCGGGGCAATTATCCATTTTTCAAGATGCTGGATCAGCAACAAGATTTCAAATAAATTCAAGCGGTGTAATTAGTATTCCGGGTAGAATTGTATTTGGTAGTAGTATTGACAATAGGCCACAATTACCGGGTGGATTTATTGGAATAGATACAGGTGATTCAAATTTTGACATTTGGGGAATTAGTCGTGATTTTTATCCATCAAATCCAACAACAGCAAATGCGTGGGGTATTAGATGGAATGGAACAAATAATGATTTAGAATTTGTAGGTGCAGGATCAGTTCGTGCAATTATAGATTTAGATTATGGAACAATTACAGGTGCATCATTTGTAAAATCAGGAGGAACAGCAAGTCAATATTTAATGGCTGATGGTTCAGTTTCTACATTATCAGGATTGGTTACAGGATCAGGAACAGCTAATAGATTGACTAAATTTACAGGAACATCAACGGTTGGTAATAGTTTACTTTATGATGATGGAACAAATATTGGAATAGGTGGATTTGCATCAGGATGGGCAGCAGGAACAGAGGGTGTTTTTCAAACAAAAAATGCATCTGTTTATGGTTATAGTAATTACGAAGCAGGTTTAGTTGCAAATGCATATTATAATTTAGGATGGATTAGGATTGCATCACCTGCTGCATCAATGATAATTTTAAATTCAAATATTACATTTAGGGTTACAGGAACAGGATCGGCAGGAAGTGCAATTACTTGGATTGATGCGTTTAATATTACAAATTCAGGTGAAGGTCAGTTTATTAATAGTGTAAGTGCAAGATCGCCAATAAATGGGCCGGGACTAACAACACCTGCATTCATAGGCAAAAATGAATTTTTAAGTACAGGATCACTTGCAGGATATTTTTGGGAAAATAGAAGTGGAGGTGTGACATCAGGATCAAATTGGTATGGTTGGTACACAACAGCTGGTTCAGTAAAATTATATAATGGATCAGCAAATATTTTAAGCATTGATGGATCATCAGGAGCAGCCGCATTTACAAGCACATTGACAACGGTTGGTTCAGCAACATTTGGTGGTGATGTTTTTACATATAATAATGGTGGAATATTTTTTAGTGGTGCAGGTTCATTTACAAGTGGTATTTTTCAAAATGCAAATGGTTTAAATTTGCAAACAGGTACAACACCTAGAATTACAATAACACCATTGGGTAGAGTTGGTATAGGTACAGATAGTGCAGCGGCACTATTGCATATACAATCTGCATCAGCATCATATGGTCAATTAAGAATTACAAGTACATCAAATAGTGGTGGTGAAGCATCAATAAATTTTGGCCGCACAGATCAAACGGTTGATAATAGATGGACGGTTGGTCAAGGTGTTGCAAGCATTGCAGATTCATTTGGTTTTTATTCAGGCGGCGCAGTAAGATTTCAAATTGCGACATCAGGTATTTCAATATTTTCAAATTCAACCATAATTTCAGGAGATATTATATTCAATTCTGCATCAGCAGATCGTAGTATTTATTTAAGAGGATCAACAGGTGGCGCAGATACCAATTGGAAAATTGGAAATTATTTAAGTCCAACAGGGGCAACATCTGTTTCATTAGCGGCAACGGTAATTGATGTGTTTAATGGTGCAGGATATGGATTTATGGTTAGAAATACATCAAATACAGCCTTGTTGCAAATTGCAGGAAATACAGGTGCGGCAACATTTGCAGGATCTGCAACATTTGCAGGTGGTATTGCTGTAAACCCATCAAATAATATTACAGGAGCAACAGGAAGTATTTCATTTTATGATCAGGTAAATATTACAACATCAAACATAAAATTTAATAATTCTACAGTTTGGGGAACAATTGGAAATATAACAGGTTATGCAACGTTTTTTTCAATGGACACAGCAACAAGGGGTTGGATTTGGAGATACAATACTGATGGGGCATTTAATGGAACTAATGTTGCTGCAATTCAAAATGATACAGGGGCATTTACAACAGGATCGAATTTTGTAGGTAGACCAACGCACGCACAATTAAACGTTTGTCAAGGACAAGGATCATCAACAACATATCGTGATATTGATTTAAGGGGATTATGGAATGGTGGTGAAGGTCACGCAATTACGGCAATTCACGGTTCATCAGCAACAAATATTGTTGGTCAAATGGTATTTCAGCACGATGGGCCGGGATCACGTATTAGATTTGGCAGATTATATCACGGTGGTGATTCATCAACCTACACAATGGAATTGATTTCCACATCAGCATCAGCGGCAAATTTAACCGTATTAGGATCAGTCACAGCCACATCATTTTTTGAATCATCAGATTTTCGCCTAAAAAAATTAATTGAACACAATCCAATTGTGGATGGAATCGAAAATTTACAGGCCAAATTATACGAAAAAAATGGCAAAATTGAATTTGGATATTTTGCACAGGATGCAGAAAAATTAATGCCATATGCAGTCACAAAAAATGCAGATGGATTCCTTTCATTATCATATCGTGAAATTCACACGGCAAAAATTGCAAGATTGGAACAAAGGGTTGCAGAATTAGAAAAACAATTAAACCTTAATTGATATGCAATGGATAAATGTAGCATCAAACCAAACGTGTTCGTGGGATAGTTTACAAAATGCCTGCGATAATGGATTTTTCCTACAATTGCTACCGATGCCACCATCAGGTGAATCTGCAAGCCGTTGCGTTCGAAAAGAATTAATCCAATCATATATTGAAATTAGCCCTGTGCCATTGATTGGTGTTCCAAATAATGAATTGGTAGTCAAAAGCCAATTGCAGGCAATTCAATACACATATTATCAATTAACACCGTGTGATGGTGGTGCAGGTGCGTGGACACGAATTTTTCCAACATTAGGAGTTGGCCAACGGTATATTTTGCCCGGTTTTACTAATAGATTTTTTTATTACAATGGAATATCGCAAGGGCCACAGGTAATGATACCATCCGGATACAACGGATCAATTCAAATTGTAACAGGTTCAACGTATTGCCCATAATCCGTATATTTGCATATTAAACAACCAAATCAACATAAAATGAAAAAGAAGTACGCAGAAATCATTGTTTTGTCACGTGTATTGAGCCATTTTGCCGGTGAGCAAAAGACAAAGGCACAAAAGAAATTGGCTAAAATCAACGAAAAATTGAAACCATATTTGGATAAATATGAGGAACAAGCAGAGGAATACCGTTTGGATAATGCATCAGTTGATAAAGATGGAAACCTAATTTTAAAAGAAAATGGAGGTTATTCGTACACAAAAGATGGATTAAAAAAATTGACTGAGAAATCAAAGGAATTGAATTTTACAGAGGTTGATTTTGAGGCAATACAGGTTGTGAATCCGGAAGGATTAGAGGAATTTGGATTTTTGAAGGATTGGATTGAGGGTGTTGAGTTTACAAATATTGATGAGGAAATAGAATTATAAGATATGAAAACAATCGAACCGGTTTCCATTTGGGACAATGGATCAGTACAACAAGCAACAATTTTGAACACGTATGCATCAAATGTTATTTTGGGGCAATCGGCAACATTTGGGTATTTTTTATACCTACAAGGGCAGGATACAATGGGTTTCAAAATATTAGCATCTGGAAATTTACTAATGGATGGCGAAGCATATAAAAAATGGGAAGTTGATTCATATGCTTGGGATTGGGTTGCACAGCAATTAAATTTGACAATCACAGGCGATTATATTTCACCTGTAATGGATGCACCTGAAAGCGGAATTGAATCACCGGCAGTTTAAATGGCATTAGTAAACGGCACAAATGTTGTTTTGTATGAAGGCGATGTGGCATTGGGACATTCCAAGTCAGCTACAATGGCCTTGCAGATGGATATGGCTGAATTTACTAACAAAGATTCTCAAGGTTGGAAAGAAGTTTTAGCCGGTAAACGATCGGCTACATTTTCGGCTGACGGATTGATCGATTATTCAGATCAGGTAAATTTTAACGATTTTGCGGATCGTATTATTACAAGATCGGAAGTTCAATGGGTATTTCAGACGGCCGGTATGTTTTACTATGGATTGGGATATATTACAGACGTTGAACAAATTTCGGAAACGGAAACTGTATCAACGTATTCTGTTAATTTTAGGATTTCAGGCCGCATTTATACTGATACACGATTGATATGGAATCAGGTATTTACGAATTGGGAAAACTTAAATATACAATGGCAAAATCTATAATTGATTTTGAATATATTTGCATAAATATCAGAGCATAAAAATTAAACAAAAATATGGCAACATCGGGAGTATTTAACGGCACGAACCTATTGATCAAAGTTGAAGGAACGGCTATCGCACACACAACGTCTTGTTCTTTGTCTATCTCACAAGACATCGCAGACGCTACTACAAAAGATTCATCAGGTTGGTCTGAGGGAATCAGTGGCCTACGTTCAGGCGAAATTTCGTTTGACGGTTTGGTAAACTACGCATCAGCTGCTAACGCAGAAGAATTGGTTGACTACGTTTTAAACCGTACAATCGTTACTTGCGTATTTGGAACATCAGCAACCGGTGACGTGATCTACACAGCTGAGGGTTATATTGCATCAATCGAGCAATCAGCAGAGATGGAAGCAGCAGTGACTTTCTCAGGATCAATCACATTGACAGGCGCAATCGTAAAATCAACAAACGCATAATTTGTTGATTGCAAAATAGATCCCGGCATCAGTAAAAATGGTGCCGGGTTTTAAAGTTTAAACACCTAATCAAACACAAATGGAAGTCAATCAAAAAAGGGGCTATTGTCAGTTGAACATTGGCGGTAAAATTCGCACCCTGCATTTTTCAATGAATTTTTGGGCTGCTTTTGAGCAGGCGTCAGGTTTCAGCATCTCTGAGATCGACAAAGTATTTGGATCCGGTTTATCGTTGTCCTCAATGAGAGCATTGGTATATTCAGGATTGCTTGCTTTCGATCAAGAGAACGGCAACGAAATTGACTATACGATCTACAAGGTAGGCGATTGGATGGAGGATGTTGATCAGAGCGCTTTGACTTTAATTGTAGAAACTTTGATGCAGTCGCGGATCTTGGGAAACGATCTCAACGCCGGCGTGCGAAGAAACGTTGAAAAATCCACAAAAAACCCAAAGCCCAAAAACCCCTAACGTGGGATTCAATGTTTGACTTTTATATTGGTCAAGCAGGGATAACACCGGATAATTTTTGGCGCAATACTTGGAAAGAAAATGCGTTGTTGGGGGAATCTTGGAGTGTAAACGTGAATTTACATTGGGAGATGCACAGATTCACGAGTACAATGATAATAAATTCGCAAGCCACGAAACGCTCTCAATTAATTACACCTGATAAGCTATTCCCGTTGCCGCAGGATGTATATTTGGAAAAGGGCAAACCGAAATCAACACCGGAACAATTCGAGGCATTTTTGAAGCAAATTGAAAAAAGTCAATCCAAATAACGGGTTGGCTTTTTTTTTAACTTTACATTATGGCAAACATATTAGAGGTATTAATCAGTGGCGATTCTAAGGAACTAGAAGCGGCATTATCACGGGCTGACAAGCAATTACAGAATTTCGGCAAGCAGGCGTCTGAGATCGGTAAGTCAATGTCCACTTACATTACTGCTCCATTGACGCTTGCGGGCGGCGCTGTAATTAAATTGGCGTCTGATTTTAACGAATCAATGAACAAAGTTGATGTTTCATTCAAGGATTCGTCAGCTGAGGTTCAGGCATTCGCAAAACACGCTCTGACGTCGTTTGGTATCGCTGAGGGTACGGCATTAGATATGGCCGCATTATTCGGCGATATGGCAACCGGTATGGGAGTTGCTACACAGGACGCGGCAAAATTATCTACGTCAATGGTAGGTTTGGCCGGCGATCTTGCGTCATTTAAAAACATTGGTATTGATCAAGTACAGACGGCGTTGGCCGGGATCTTTACGGGTGAAACTGAATCGTTGAAGCGATTAGGTATTGTAATGACTGAGGCAAACGTCAAGCAATATGCGTATTCTGAGGGGATCAAGAAATCATACGAAGAAATGACGCAGGCCGAAAAGGTTATGTTGCGTTACAATTACGTGCTTTCTGTTACCAAAAATGCGCAAGGAGATTTTGAGCGAACAGGCGGAGGCGCTGCGAATCAGATGCGTATGTTTGCCGAATCCTTAAAACAGGTCGGCGCTCAGTTTGGTCAGATCATTTTGCCGTACGTTACGGCCGCATTTAAGGCGTTTAATTCATTTATGGTGAGCGTTTCCGAATCGTCTACTGCTACAAAAACAATCATTCTAGGTTTGGCGGGTTTAGCTGCCGCTATTGGCCCCGTTTTGGTTGCCGTAGGGTTTCTATCATCCAATATGATTTCCGGCTTTACAAACGCAACGAAAGCAGTTAAATTGTTATGGACAACGATGATGGCTAACCCGTTAGTTGCTATTACAACATTAGTTGCCGGATTGACTGCGGTTTATTTAGTTCAGATGGGTGTTTTCAAGGATCTGACTGATGTTCAAAAAGAAGTCAATAATTTGAAAGAAGAGTCACTTCAATCGACAATCAAAGAGGAAAACGAATTGCAGAGATTGACGAAATTGGCTCAGAATCAAAATATATCAATGGAGGAACGCAAAAAAGCTATTAAGGCTATAAATGCGTTGTCTCCTGAGTATTTGGGCAACATTTCATTAGAAACGATCGGAACTGATAAGGCCAAACAATCAATGGATAAATACATTGGATCGTTACGGCAAAA